TACAAACCTAGGATGATCCGCGACCACAGAAATTGCATCTACATCTGCTCCACTTGGCGCTACTAAATTGACAGTCAAATCACCATCAATCGTCGTAGAGTCTAGGGTGGTGAGACCAGCGACATCAAGATTACCACCAACAGATACACTATCAGTAACAAAAAGCGATTCGTCAATAGTTACGAGACTATTAACATTATCGGCACCAATCTTGAGACCTTTGTTTTCATCATTACGAAAAATTAATGCACCCTTCGCTGGATTTGTACTTGATCCAGCATCTGCTTTAATAACGACTTCGTTTGTAGATGTACTTACATCTAAGTGAGTGATGTTAACGCGTCCTACCCGCAGAATGCTACCGCTTCCGTCTCCTGATAATACTGCCGTTGAACCATTATGAAGTAAAGATGAGTTTAAATTGGTGGTGCCGGTAACGTTCAATGTGCCAGCAATAGTCGCACTATCGTTGACCGTAAGTGTACCATCAATCGTCGTAGAGTCTAGGGTGGTTAGACCATCAACGTTGAGATTACCAGCGGTGTTTAATCCTGCGCTGATAGCCGAGTCAATTAGTCCCCCAACCTGAGAAGAGTCTGGCATAGCGTTAATTAATGAAATCAACGTTCCGTATGCTGAGTCATCGTTCCCAAGAGCCAGAGCGATCTCGTTCAACGTGTCTAACGTGCCCGGTGCGCCACCAATCAACGAGTTAATCTGAGCAGCTACATAAGCGCTGTCAGTGAAATCACTCGTATCATAAGTTATTTGATTAGCTTGTACATAAGCGGCATTAATTACACCGCCAACGGTGTTGCTGTCTAGATAGTTAGTATCGTTAGTGAATGAGCTAAGCGCTGTTGGTGCACCCGTTAAAGAACCGTAAGCATAGTCTTGACGTAGTTGAACATAAGCCGAATCAACCAAAGTTGTAGCAGTCGCACTATCAAGATAATTGGGATCGTTAGTAAAGGATGCTAAGGAAGTTGGTGCGCCAGTCAAGCTACCGTAAGCAAAATCTTGAGGAGTTTCTCTTAACTGAACATAATCGGAATCAACTAAAGCTGTAGCATTAGCGCTGTCAAGATAATTAGTGTCGTTAGAAAACTGACTCAACGCAGTGGGTGAACCAGTTAAACTTGCGTAAGCGTAATCCTGCCTAAGCTGTACGTGAGCAGAATCAACATACGTAGCAAGTGTGTCTATCGTAATCTTCTTTGTTGAAGTTTCAGACGTATCAACCACAGGAACAATATCAGTACCCTCTGGTTTAGTTGTAATTTCAGTTAATTCCGATATTTTAATTGTCGGCATTTCTATTATCCCTTATTATGGCGGCGTGTCAAACTCAAGAACAGTATCCGGATCCCCCTCAATACTGATCTGGTTGAAATCTTCTTGTTCTAATCCCATCACCGGTTCTACAAAATCTACGGTTATATTTATAATCGCCGTTTCGGAAACTCCACCTTCTGGTGTGCCTCTGTAAACAAAAGAGTCTAAACCAGTAAATCCAGTGTTCGGTGTATACTCAAATATACCGGCAGCTGCATCAAGAACGGTGACAGAACCATTGGTGGGTTCACCACCAACGGCAACACTATACGTAACAGACAAAGCGGACCACAAGTCATTAGTCGCGGCATTAACTGTTACCGGTGTGTTAATATCGGTTGTTGCGGTGTCTGCTACAGCGTCTTCTGTAGGATTAATGGTTACTGATATTGGATAAGTCTTGGTTCCGAAAGGACCATTAACTATTAAATTAAAGTCATCAGCTCCACTGTAGTCTGGATTAGGCGTATAGGTCCACGTACCAGTCGCTTCTAAAACATTATTAATAGTCTTAAGCGTTGATGTCAGTGAAGCAGCTGCCGTACCATACGTAGGATCAGAAACCGTAAATGAGGTTGCCGAATCCGGTAATCCTACTACAGTAAAGTTTTGTGTCAGAGACGCGTCTTCAGACAACGTGCCAGACAAAGGAGTGGCAACAAATGCACTATCAGTACATATCCTAGAGAACAACTCATTTTGATCATCTAAGTCTATGAAGTTTACACACGCTTCTGTAATTAAAGGTGCTGGAGTACCAGTACTCTTATACAAGAATAACTTCATATCAAAATCAAGCGTGTAAATAATCGTCCTTCTTGCTTCTAAAGGAGCTTCATAATCGTCACTAAAAGAAACAGCACTTAATGTGATCGGCGTGTCTTCTTTAATATCGTAATCAGCCAAAGGCTGGACGGTTACAGTATAATGCGGCGTAAAAAACGGCATTATCTGTTCTACTATTTGCAATGCATCATCTTGTGAGTTAGCATACGCATTTAAAGAAAAAGTTATGATATACGGAACCGGTGTATAAATTTTAGAAGCCGATCCACCAAACTCATCTTTAAATCCTATGCACTTATTAATTTTTGGCAGCTGTCTGGTAGGATCATACGTCATATTGGTAATTTCAAAAGACATTCTCGGCAACTTAACCGCGATCTGCCTTTCAAATTCTTCCCCATCCTGCATTGCGTCCAAGCGAGCCAAGAAGTCTCGTTTAGGTGCATATGAAAGTGGAACTTTCTGCTGATTAATAACGCTTCCGTTAGAGTTTTTACGAACCACTTGAATGTTATTAAACAGTGATCCAAAAACAGCAACAGCTTTACGGATTCGTTGATTGTAAAAATAAGGACCAAACATTACGGATCACCAAATGGATTTGATTCTGTGAAATCTATGAAGTCAATAGTACCGCCTTGAGAAACTGTATCAAAGTTGTCGTTCATAGCCCCGTCTTGTAGGTCTTCGCCTAGAGATACTGGAGTTCCAAAAGCTCCAGAAGTTCCGCCCGTAACCACAGTCGTAGTATTCCACGTTCCTGTTTCGTGTGCGACATAAAGCACCTTATTGTTTGCATCTGAGTTGTCTATGTTTACTATTTCGCCAGTAGTACTGCCCTGCGTAATAGTTTCGTTAAACTCAAACTCCCCGGTAATAGAACTGAAATTAAGAATTGATTGATAAGCGTGAGCAGCTTCAATATCATCAATTCCTGCAACGTTCGTATCAAAATCTTCACCGTTATATTGAAAGAGTTCAGCTCTCATACGAAATACTGGTAAGTCTTGTAATTGATAAAATGGAGATTCGTCCTCCACTTTAGTAATTTCAAAAATAGAACCGGACAACGTTAGATATATCAAGTCGCCTTCGCGTGGACGATACATCGGATTATCTTCGGATGATTCGTATTGAGCAATTACATTGCCCCATCTACGCCGTGCCATAACAAACGTGCAAGCGTCTCTAATCTCCACACCAAACTTAGTAAAAAGATCTCCCTCACCGTCAAAGCCTTCAATGTTTTCAATGTACATCTCAACTTTGTAAGCATTATCAAATCGCGATATACTATCGTCATCAAAGAACGTATCTCGGTTTATAATTTCACGCGGCATATAATATACGTCTTGACCGTACATCTTAAGAGACTCAATGATCAGATCTTCATAAAGACCTTGCTCACTAGTCCTGCCTTGAGTGAAATAAAGATTAGTAGCCATTTATTACCCCACAAAAAAGTCTGGTGGTAATTCGTGCTCAAGGCGCATTTTTTCTTCAAGCCTTTCTAACTCAGCTGTCGCCTCTTCAAAATATTGTCTACCATTTAACTGAACTCCTCCCGGTAATTGCATACCTTCAAATTTCATCATATTCACACCCCACTGTTGTTTAATGAGCTGTGTAGTGTAATCTTTCAAAAACATATCGCTCCAAACTTCTGTGTAAACGTCTGGATCCACAATCGTGCTAACTTCAGCTATCAAGTAATCGCCAACCTGTAACTGATTAAGAGGTCCATCTGTCCATTCACCAAAAACATAAAGTCGGTTTTGATGTCGTGAAAAATGTACTCTGGGTTGGCCCGATAAAATACCATCTAAAAATTCTAGGTATTGCTGCATTTGATAATAGTAAGCCATTCCACCAGCAAAGTTCATAAAATCGCCCATACTGTTCAGCATCATCTGATAACGTATATCAAACATATTTACTGAAGAGAAAGTAGGATTAATCGGAAAAACTTTGGTCACAAAAAGAATATCTGAAGCTATAGGAATATACTCATTGTTAACATCAGTTTCGGTAACTTGATGTTTTAAATATGTGCGAAAAGAAGCATCAGAATGAAATTCCTGATATTTTTGTAAGGCATCATCAACCTTGTCTTCTATTTGATCATCGTCTACGTTAATTTCTAAGACTGGAGACCCTAGTCTACGTAGACAAAAGTCTATTAAATCTTGTCTGGAAGCTGGAACAGCCATTTACTTTCTCCGATATTACGTTCTATTTATCTTCCTTCGAGGATACATTTGACCATCTGATGGTCTAACTTGTTTTCTCGGTTGCTGTGAACCGACTTTAATATTCTGTCCACTCCAACGAGCTATTCTCCAAGGAAGCATCGCAAAATTATTAGTTGTTCCTGAAGACTCGCAAGTCAACGCACCTTGATTCCCATAAACATTAAATGGCGTAAAAAGACGGTGTAACGGAGCAGTATTGTAAGAAACTGGCCAGTTGGGGCTTACTGTTCCTCTTATCTGTGTAGTTGCTGCGCCAGCATTAGCCCAATCAAAAACTGTCGCAGTATTACTTACATTTAATTGCGGTTCAAATACCTTATCACCCGCACTTTCTTGCGCTAACTCTATTAAAAAGTTTTTAAGCTCTGTTATAGTTGGCCAAGTACCATACATAGAAAGCCACCATTCAAGAACAACTACACCAACACCAACTGCTTGAGGTGTAGCAGCTGAGGTTCCTCCAAAATTGCTCCACTGGAATCCATCGGAATACGTAATTCCACCCGGATATGCGGACCAAGAACCTGTACCCTGACCTGTCTCTTATACACATCTGACGCTGCCGACGACTCCTTACGTGTA